AGATTACACCTTATCCATTCCATGTCAATCGTCCATTCTTGTTAGTTATCCATGAAAATAAAACAGGTTTAATTTTGTTTATGGGAAAGATGATGGATATTCTGTAATCTGAAACACAGAGCATTACAAGGGAGAAAAATAACTTTAGCAAGCAGAAAACTTATCTATAGTATCCGTATTGTATAATCCTCAATATTAGAACGTGCCATGAAGATACCTATATTTTTCAAAAGTATGATGACAGCCATTCTTTTCTTTCTTATTCCTTGGGAAGGGAAGGCTACCGGCCTATCCGGTGATATCATCTATTTGCAAGGAGAAGAATGGGTTTTATTGAACAAACCCATCTACAGGGATTCTATCTTGTTCAATCGTCTGATGGACTTTTTGCCCAAGAATCATTGCATCACTACCGCAAATTGGGAGGGTTATACTGCGTATTGGGAAGTGCAGCATTCTCATCTGTATCTACATCATCTGGAAGTCTGTGTCTATGATAAACGGAAGAAAGAAGAGTATTCCCTCACTTATCAGCCAGACCAATTGAAAAAAGTGTTTCAACCTTATTACCAAAACGGGAAAATCTGTGCCCGTTGGTTTAGCGGGGAGCTTCGTGCTGGAAAAGGTGAATTGGTGCGTTATGTACACAACGGCTTTGACCGCAATCTAGAAACGGAACAAGTGATGGTGCTTCAACACGGTCGTATAGAAAGCTGCCAGACTTACCATAATACCCTACGGGCTGGCATGAAAATACAGCATGCTCAGGATGAAATTATCCGGCGTTTTCCTTGGCATCGCTTTCCGGAATACAAAGGGAAACGCATGACCTTTTGGGTAAATAATATGCAATGCAATTCGGATGGTCGTCTGGTGGATTTGGATGTAGTGATTATGTCCGTTCGTCCAAAACGGGAAAACATTGATGACAAGAATCATCCTTTGGCAAAAGCATTTAAAGAAGTGCTGAAGAGCATTTATCCTTGGGAGGTGTTGTTTATCAACGGAAAGTACACGATTGAATTTAAGGATTTTGTACTTACCATTTGGGAAGACAAGCTAAAGTCCACTCAAGCAAATGATACTACGGAATACACCCTCATAGGCAAAGTCTATGGCGAAGAAGTGCGGCAGATTCCTCCTTACGATGTCACTAAGAGGGCAATGATTGCTTCATACCTAACTATGGATGAAAAGCCGTTTCAAGGTTGGCTTACTGATTCTACCGGAACATTCAAGATAGAGCATTTGAAAAGAGGAAAGTATCAGTTGGTTGCCCAATTTGTCGGTTTGAATTCATGCGACACTCTTGTTACTATACCATTTCAAAGTGACACACTGCGAATTACGCTTCCTCTGTGGTATGAGTATATCGAAAAATATGATTGTTCACCGACCTTGTCTCGTGAATACATAGACAAAGGGAAACCCAATCTGAAGCTCATTATTCCTGTTGGAAAAGAAGAGGTCATAAGGAAGCATCCCTTTTGGAAGAAATATGGGGTTACGTATATCAGCTTCTTTCCCTTGAATGAAGATGGTAAACTGACATGTTATTTAAGCACTCCCAACCATCTGCTGACTGCTTATAACGAAGAAGTTTTCCGATATTTGGATAAAAAGTTTGGCAAAGGATGGCGCAAGGAAGTACCTCCAGGCATCTTCGGATTGGACCACTCTCTGAACGAACTGCATGATTATAACTAGCTTATCAAGACTTTGAACCGGAAATGTAAATATCCCGTTACTCAGCAAAAAAAGAATAAAGGTTGTGTTTTGCAAGTAACATATACAATAATCATGATTTCTTATGTTTTAATTGATATTGTTTCCGTTGCTTGCAGGCTATTCCAAAAGCCGTTCTTATCTCGTTTGAATAATTTCGGATATCTTCTATTGATTGTAACTGAATCCATTTATATCCGGTTCTGTTCTCTGTAACAAAACATATCCGCTTGCTGTACGGCCTTAATGATACACGGCATACCCACCAATATTCATGTCCAGTCCAAATCAGCAGATAGCCTTTGAAACTGGTATATGATATTTCACTTTGTTCCCCAAGAACAGCTCTGATTATATTGTATGCATCTGTTTCCTTACATGTAATCACTGCATCTTGTTTGTCGCTTATAGCAGCCATTCCATCGTTCGGTGCTTGTCGTGGTTTCTCTTCTTTCACCAGTATGGCGGTATCCGGTCTGCCTGAAATCATCCCTCCTATCACGGACAAGATAGATTTCCTCACAATCGGTCTGTATTCTTCGATCAGCTTCGGTGTGGATTTCCCGTTATTAAGACTTCTGACAAAATACCTCGTAAACTCATCGCCCGGCGACTGGAAATTCTTTGCAAGAATCTCCTTTATCTGTATCATCATTTGCAGTTCCTTTGCCGTGCTGAATATTTCCGACTCATTGTAGCATGACTTGTGGAACTTCTTCATTTCCTCTATATCTGCATCCGACAAGTCCAGCATATTCACCACCAAGAAAGGTTTCTCGTCCATGATGTTCGTCTTGTCAAGATCCGCATAAAACCGATACTCGATACCGTTTGTAAGCACCCCAAAGCGTGCGTTGGACGCAGCATAGTATTTTGAAAGCTGGGTGTTGTGCAAGTCAAGGTTCTGCTTACAGTGCTTGCATTCTATCAGAATAATCGTCCTGCCATCCTTTTTGATGGCGTAATCTATCTTATCACCTTTCCTTGTCAGATCGCAGTCCATTTCAGGCACTACCTCAAAAGGATTGAATACATCATATCCCAACGCCGTTATTATGGGCATGATGAAGGCGTTCTTGGTGGCTTCCTCTGTCTGGATGGCATCTTTCTGCTTCTTTATCCTTTCCGCAAGCTGAAGTATATTGTCTTTGAAATCCATACCTATCTTATAAGTTGTTTATAAATTCGGTCGCTTCATTCTGTTCAGATCCGGTGTATTCCATATACTCCCTTACAGCCTGCTCGATGTACCCACGGGATTTTAAGACGTTCCACTTCTTTATTTTCCGCTGGTATTCTTCACTGCTTCTGTCTATAGTAGGACGTTCTTTCTTTGTTTGTTGTGCAGAAGTGCTCTCCTTTTTGATTTCGGTTGCTGCTACCACCTTTATATCACCTTTGCTCTCTTTGTTGTTGTGCTGCTTGGGTTCCTTCATTTCCGACGCTATTGTTTTCAGCAGTGCCAACATTTCACTGTTTTGCTTTTCGTACAGCGCCTTGATGCCTGCTACATTATTGGTCATATTCCACACCTTGAAGAACAAGATTATCTGCAAGATTCCAAACACCAAGCAAACGATTGCTAGAATTAATGTAAATGTTTCCATAGTGTATTATTAATTAAATTTCATTTAGTCATCCTTTCCATTAAAGACAGCAACCTGTCCACCTGCTCTTGCGCTTTCGCTGTAAGTCTTTGCTGTTCCATCAGACTTTCCAATGCCTTTTCCAGAGCGCTGGTGGTATTCACGTTATTGCCGTTTCCTGCTACAGAAGTTCCATGATGGTCGCTATTGACAATATATGAAGATGTATCGTTAAGCATCTCCCCTTCTCCCGTAAGAAGCCAGTCAGTATTAAGTTCAGGAAATTTTCTCTGAATATCCAGTAAACCACGTTTGCCTACAGAATTTTTAATCTTGTGCACATAACCATTGGATAGTCCACAAGCCCTTTCAAAATCTGATATTGAAATCTTCTTCGATGAAATGAAATCAAAAAGCCTACTCTGTACATTCATAAACAACAAGTTTAATTAATATTAAAATTCACTGATTAACCACTGAGTTTTCTTGTTTCTTAGATAATATATTTATCTTTGCATTACAAAATTAGTAAAACAATAAATAAATCAAAATAATATGGCAGAAAAAGAAGAGAAAAGCCCGATTACACCAACGCTGAGAGTGATGAAGATAGGTGAAGAATTTACTTATCCTATTCAGATGATGACTTCCGTCAGAACTGTATGTACCACATACGGACTGCAATGGGGAAAGACATTCAAAACCCGTATAGACAGAGAGGCTAAAACAATTACAGTAACTAGAATGAAATAAATTATGTTTGGATTTGGTAAGTTAGTCAAAAGACACAAACTGTCTGTTGCTGAAGAAGCGGAGTTGCGCAAATGGAGCTATAATACAGCTTCTTTCGTTAAAGACTATTACAGATATTGTGAGTCAAAAAACATTCCAACCATTCCTGAAGATTTGCTTGCGGAAAGGTTGGAACGCTCCGAACAATTATTCAAATGGCTTACGACAGGGCATTTTTAATAAGAGTTATGACTTTCTCATAACTCTCACTAATATTATAGTTAATCTATTCAAAACCATTCTTTTTGTTACTTGACGGCATTTGTATGCCAATGATAGCATTATTGAAGAGTGATTCAACAATAAAAATAGATGATACATTAATCAACACCTTGGTAGTAGGTGCATTCTCATGTGTTATCACATGAACTTCGATAAAATTTTTCATGATTCTTAATTTTATAAGTTGATATTGCAAAGTTAAGAAAAGCCTCTGAAAAAGACATGAGTTGCCGAATCGAATTGGCTCAGAGGCGCGATTTTAAAGAGTTCTTTGACATTTTGGAAAACATAATAAAGAAAACTTTCAGCACATCAATTTGTCTTTAACGTGATGAGTATGCTTGGTGTGAGGCACAAGTATCGCTGAAAGTATGACCTTCAGATACAGCCTGTGCGGACGTAGTGAATATTCCGTACAGGCACGAGTTTTAAAAATATCAGATTATAAGATTCATATTGAATAGTTCACTCAGTGGTACAACACAATTAGTAACAGCATTCAATATCAATAGCACATCACGTTAAACAAAGTTTAACTAATTGATAATCAGTTGTTTATATTTGTATAATCCACTTTAATAAAGTATCTTTACAATATCAAAATAAATCCATAAACAGCAAGGATATGAAAAGATACGATTTAAGCAGAATAATGACAAGAGCGCATTACATTTTCGGCCACACGTTCAATACCACATTCAGCTACTGCATAGACCAACTTTGCTAAATTCCCTTGTTAGCTAATTGAAGGAAGCAAGACTTGAACTTGCAATCGGATGATATTCCACGCTGTCAGACTGTTTACGTCCATCCTTTTTCACCGCTGACAGGCGGCTACTTAACAATCCCATTTCTGTCATTCCTTCAATTTAGCTGTTTTCTCTTATTTCTGCCTCAAAAATACAATATTTTATTTGTCTTTCAAATAAAACTGGGCAAAAATACTATTTTTCTACTCTCAAGGTCTCAACCTTCCAACATTTCATCATATGGTCTGTATCTATTCCTATATTGAAGCGTTTACCTATATAGTTTTCGTGCGCTTCTTGTTCTGGGAGGTTAATGGGGGTAACGAACCAGTCTTCATTGCCATGCTCGTCTTTCAGATAGACTTTTACTATCGTTTTCATAATTCCTCAAATTTTCCAAGTTCACATTCTATAATATCAACTTCACTTTCATTGGTATATAAACCATTTTCTTTGGCAGCATCAATAGCAGCATTTTCATAAAGAAATACACCGAAACACACTCTACTTGATTTTGTTTTCCAAATATCAGTTTGAAATAAAACGTATACTTTATTCTTCATCTCCCCACAACTTTAGTGCAAGTTCATAATTCTTCTGTGCCTCATTTACGGCTTTCTTGGCATAAGTAAGAGTGTAGGCGTGTTCTCGTGGGTATTTGCCGGACTTCACACCTTCATGGAATTCTTTAGCTTGTTCCAGCTTATGTTCGTAGAAATCGATACTTTCAGGCATTGAAAGATTGATCGTTTCAGCACGTTTTTCCCAATATTTGGCTACTCTTTCATGTTCGGCAGCCTTGTCGCTGAGCTCAGCACTTTTGCCCATATTGTTCCAGGAATCTTCTATCATCTTCCTGTGCCGCTTTTCACTATGATGTCCGACTTTGATTGGTTCGCCTAAGGAAAGGAAATCTCTATCTTTGTTCGAGCGATTGAAATACTCATTACTCTTTTGTGCAGCCAATGATGCCCAATCATGCCTGCATTCCGCTCTTTGCTTCGCCCATTCCTGTACATTAAATCCGTCAGCCCGAACGATAGAGTAATAATAGAAACCATCTTTCTCGAAAATCAGATTAAAAACTATGCTTTCATTCTCTTTGCCATACTTGGTTGTAACCTCAATAACTTCTCCTTTTTCGTGCTTTTCATCGCACTTTGCCAAAAATACATTTGGACAGAATTTATAATAAGTATTCATAGTTCTATGATTTATCCGTTATACTTTGCAGATATCTCTTCTGCTTTCAATTCTTTGGCAAGCTCTCCATTCTTGTAGAAGCGTACAGCAACAACTCTCACCGTTTCTGACAAGAATCGACCACAATCATTGGTTAACTTCACTTTTAGCTTGCTTGCCTTGGCTAAACTTTTTGTACGCTTCTTTATTGTATTTTTGAATCCGAAAACACAATCTTCGGTATCAATCTCAAATGAATATGTTGTGGAATACATTACTCTTTGAAGCTCTTTTGTTAGTTCTGTTACTTTGCTCATTTGCTCTCTTCTATTATTAGTCGTTATTATTTCCAAGAAGTTCTTGTAAAGCAGACTTATATCCGTCCAACGCTTGTTGTGTATATCCCAATCTGAATTTTTTATCTGCTGAAAGAGAGTCGTTGTTCAATCCTTTTTCAATAGCTTCAATGTTTGCTTTGTAGTATCTGATAAGTTCTTCTGTTTTCATTGCTCTTTACTTTTACTTGTTATTAATAGGTGTTATTTTGATATTGTAAAGATACAAATAAATAATTGATTTACAATGGTTTATATCTTTTATTTTCATCATAAAATACTGAAAAACAAAGATTTAACTTTTACTTGCAGAAACGAAAAAGGCAGAACGGACTTCTCCATTCTGCCTTAATGCAAGCAAATGTTCTATGAATATAAAATTAACTTCAAACAAATGTAGGCGTAAACTCGATACCCAACGCACGCGCAATGCGGAAAAAACTTGATAACTGGATATCTACTTCCCCTTTTTCAACACGGGCGATATAACTTTGCTCCTTACCAATTTTCTGCGCCAACTGCTTCTGGGTCAATTTTAGCTCCTTGCGGCGTTCACGAAGTATATCGCCATAATACCATGCCATTGCATTTTCATTGAATTTCTCGCGGGTAGCTGTACCATGTTCCCCGTACTTTTCATCAAGCAACTGGTTGGTTGTCTTGAGCTTTGCCAATTTCTTTTCATCTAACTTCATAACGATAAACTAAACATTTGAAAGTATTTTATGCGCTTTCTCGTATATTTTTTTTATCTTTATGGTTGAAATAAATCACGCCGACAATGGCTATGACCGATACAAGCCCGAACATAATCAATGCTCCCATTTTATCATCCTTTCTTTTTGTCATTGACAAGCCAAAGACCTGCCAATAGTGTGATTACTATTGCCAACGAACCTCCAAGATATATTATCCATTTTTCCTGCACATCCCCGAAGATGGATGTCAACACAACTGCGGTGGTTATATACTTGGCTATATCCATCAGCCATTTTCCTAATTCTTTTCTCATGATGCAAATATAACTAATTAGTTATAATAAAACAAGCTTTACACTCAATTTCATACTAAACTTTTTCGTTGCTCAAATACTTTTCTGTGATTATTTCAACCGATTTGCTTATCATGTAATCCGTATCGATTCCTAACTGTTGGTAGAAGTTCCCATTTCCTGTAAGACTTTCACTTGCAATTTGCAGTGTTCTGCGTTCTTCTTTGGTGAATCCGATGCGGAAGGTGCGGAAGATGGATAATGCTTCTTTCAGGCACCCGGACTCGAATAAATTGATTGCTTTTTCTGTTTTCGTTCTCATATCCTGATATTTAGATGTGAATGTATAATATAATTGATATCAAAATGTTATAAATTAATTACCATCATAAACAACTAATAGATCCCTAAAACATCCTTATACAATTCAAAATTCTTGTTTTCAACATATTCATCGGAAGCATAGCGTTTAGCTCTGGCATACCACTTATGGAAGCAATCAGAACAATACCAGCAATTAAGGACTGCGATGTAGAATCCATCTTGGCAATTACTGGAACCACAGCTGTCGCAAATTCCGACACATCCATATTCACTGAGCGCGCATATCATTTCGCCACGAGTGGCTTGTATGATCTTGAATCCTTTCTTGTTTTCGTAAACTTTTGCCATCTTTAGTTACTTTGGTTCCCATTACATTAATCTCCTGTCTTCACTTACACTTTCGGCATGAATTCCTTTTTGAATTTCAATATTTCGACCGACATTTATTCCTTCCTTAGCACATAGCCTATCAATTTTGGCTTGTGATTCTCGTGCATTGCCAATCTTCTCATTTTTGAGAAATTCATCTATTTCTGCTTTTGAAGCGACTACCAATGCAGTTACATT